CTGTTCAGGCGCAGCTGTCCGAGGCGTACCAAAAAGAAATTGATGCCGCACGCGGCGGCGTTGTTGAAGATGACGTACTGAGATCGTTTGCTAAGGATTTGGAAACAGATCCAGAGTTTATTGCTAAGTTCTTTTCTAAAGGCATGGTTAAAGGCGCGAGTGTTTCAGCACAAGCCTTGGCCTCTAAAAGAATCATGGAAGCTTCTGCGACTCGACTTAAGCAGTTAGCGGCACAGATCGTCGACGGTAGTGATTCAACCCAGGTCAAAGCTGAACTCTTGTATCAATGGGACTTCCATCGCCAGTGGACCGCGCAGTTCATGGGACTGCGAGCGGAGCTTGGTCGAGGTATGCGCGCGTTGCGTGGCGATGTGAGCGCATTAAATGTCGTGAGTCCGACCCAGGCTCAAAAAGATCGTATGCAGGAGTTAGTGAAAACTTGGGGCAACGCTGTTGATGTGAACCAACTTGCAGATCAAATACACAGCAGTAAAACGCTGCTTGGTGTTAATAAGATTGTTAAGGCTTCTGAATCAAAAATGAGTCGCTGGGGCGGGGCTATATCAGAAGCATTTATTGGCTCTTTACTATTTGGCATCAAAACAGCGATTGCCAATACCGTTGGGGGAGTACTAATGACCACTAAAGGGCCGTTCGAAGTAGCCCTGGCAGCACGGCACGGTAGAAACCTCCCAAGTGAAGCGGACCGCGTTTTTATCGGAGAAGCGCAAGCAATGTTGTTTGGGATGTTTAGTTCCTTTACGGATGCGCTTGGAGCGGGTTGGCATACGTTAAAAACTGGCGAGCAGTACGGTGGCGTCGGAAAATTTGAAATGAGCCAAGGCAGGGCGCTTACTGCCGAAGCGCTTAACGTAAGCGGATTAACCGGCGATGTAGTTAACGTGATAGGTAGTATCGCGCGCATTCCAATGGAACGAGTTCTCGGTCCTATGGATGCGTTTATTAAACGCTTAAACGAAGGCGGTGCTTACAACCAGTTAGCTTTTCGCGAGGCTATGAAAGCTCAAATGCTTGAAGGCCTTACTGACGAAGAAACTTTAAAGCGTCTTAACAGCATACTCGATGATCCAGAAGCATTTCGACCAGGAATGTTAGATGAAGTCGTCGATTACGGTTTGTACACCACTTTTCAACGACCTCTTGGTCCTGACGGTCGAAAGATTCAGGACGTTGTAAATAGCTGGGCGTTGCTGAAGATCATTGCGCCTTTTGTGCGGACACCGGTAAACATTCTTAAGGTCGCCTTTGCCGAAGGTACGCCATTAGCAATGTTTCAAAAAGACTTCCGTTATCGAACCATGCCAGACCCTAATACTGGCGCGCCGGCAAATATTGCGAAAGCTCAGATGGCTAGGGCAAGAATGGAAGTAGGGACTGCTATCGCCAGCTTGTTTGGAATGTATGTGGTTGCTGGGAAAATTACTGGCAGTGGGCCTAGAGATCCTGAAGCAAGAAAGCTTTTGCAGGATACCGGTTGGCGTCCTCGTTCGTTTGTTGTGACTAACGATGACGGCTCAAAAAAATACATTCCTTACGATCGTTATGAGCCGTTCTCCTTAACGCTTGGATTGATTGCTGATGCTTTTGAAGTGTTTCAAATGCATCAATATGATGATCTCGATGCAAGCACAGAGGATCGAATGCATAAGCTTGCGACAGCTATTGCTGTCTCTGTGGCTGAAAACACCGTTAACAAGACTTATATGCGAGGCGTCTTCGATGCGGTGAAGGCAGCTAATGATCCAGAGGCGTACATGGTCGATTGGGCGACAGGGGTAGCGCAAGCACTTGTTCCGGCCCAAGGGTTACGTCGAGATCTGCGAAAGGTTGATGATCCTTACCGCCGACAGGCCGAAGGTTTTCTAGAGGATTTAAAAAATAACACGCCGTTTTACTCAACCGAATTACCGCCACAGATTGATATGTTTGGCAATCCAAAAAAGTATGAGAACCCGCTGAACCCCTATGCGTTCATGGATGTCCCGACGGACTACGTTGATGAAGAGCTGCGACGCATCTTAAGTAAAACAAACAAGGCAGCTGTTAAGTACCCAGAGAAAAAACTTTACGGTTCAATTGATTTAACTTCGCAGCAGTACTACGAGTACTTATTGACGTCTCGCAAGCTCTTAAAAATGAATGCTGCGTCGACTATGTTTGCACCTGGTGACGTTGCTGAGGGGCAGACCTATTCATTTAAAGAATTTCTTTCTGAAGTTTTGATGAAGTCTGATGGATACCTAAACGCCACTGATTTTGAACGGTTTAATCAAATACGCACCATTCAAAAACAGTTTGATGAAGCTGCACAAGAAATACTTATCAGCCAACACCCAGATCTAAAAGAGGCTAGGGACAAGTTTAGGGTTATTAACCCAATGATAAGACGTGGCGGTGCTGCTGGAGTAGAAGAGGCCAAACGTCAGATACAGGCCGGAAGGCTGCAACCAGGTGCGTTAACTAAAGAAGCGATCAACTCGGTAAATTTTGGAAACTAAAAAATGACAGTAGCAACGACAACAAGCAAGGTCAGTTATACCGGAGACGGTACTAATGACACGTTCGCGTACACCTTCAAGATTTACGCTGATGCAGATCTTGTGGTGTACGTTGGCGGTGTTTTAAAAACTCTTACCACTCACTACACGGTAACAAATGCCGGCGTCGCATCTGGCGGTAACGTAGTTTTCACGACCGGCAACATTCCTGCCGCAAGCGAGAAAGTCGTTATAGCGCGCAGCCTGGCGCGTACCCAATCAAACGATTGGAACGATTACGACCGATTCCCGGCTGAGACGCTGGAAGATAGCGTCGACCGTCTCACGTTCATCTCTCAGGAGCAGGACGAAGAGGCGGCGCGGTCGATCAAGTTTGCTTTGACGGTGACGGATGTTGGCAACGTCGAGGTAACCGGCACCGCAGCTGAACGAGCCAACAAGGTGTTTGGCTTCGACAACGCCGGCAACCTAATCACAACGGTTGAGATCGGAAACTACGAAGGCAACTGGGCGACCGGCAGGGCATACGTCGCGCGGGACATTGTCAAAGACACCTCGAACAACAACATCTATATATGTATAACGTCGCACACCTCCAGCGGTGCGCAGCCGCTCTCAACCAACGCTGACTCAGCTAAGTGGGCGCTTTTGGTTGATGCGGCGTCTGCTACGTCGGACGCAGCCGCAGCTGCTGCCTCGGCCGCTGCAGCTGCCACCAGCGAAAGCAACGCGGCCACAAGCGAGACCAATGCTGGAACCAGCGCAACAGCTGCAGCCGCTTCAGCGACAGCTGCCGCGACTTCTGAAACCAACGCTGGCACGTCAGAAACAAACGCAGCTACAAGCGCGACTGCTGCGGCAAGCAGTGCCAGTGCGGCTGCGACAAGCGAGACAAACGCTGCGACCAGTGCCAGCAATGCTTCTACGAGCGAAACAAACGCGGCAGCGTCTCAGGCTGCAGCTGCGACTAGCGCAACCAACGCAGCAACGTCTGAAACAAACGCAGGGACGTCAGCGACCAGTGCATCGACCAGCGCCACGAACGCAGCGACCTCCGAGTCCAACGCTTCAACGTCAGCCACTAACGCAGCCTCAAGCGCGGCAGCATCGGCGTCATCAGCAACGGCAGCACAGGCTGCACAGGCAGCAGCGGAAGCCGCAGCAGATAACTTTGATGACACCTACCTCGGCGCCAAAGCATCCGATCCCACCGTGGACAACGACGGTGATGCGCTCACTGCAGGCGACCTTTATTTTTCGACAACGACCAACCGAATGCGCGTATACGACGGCAGCAGTTGGTCCGACGTTGCACTTGATGCGTCAACCATCGTCAGCAAGACCTCAACCACGGGTTCTGCGGAGCTGCCCACCGGCACAACGGCGCAGCGCGATGGATCACCGTCCGCAGGCTATATGCGCTTCAACACCACCGACGGATCGTTCGAGGGTTACAACGGAACGGCGTGGGGTGCGATTGGCGGTGGCGCTACCGGCGGCAATGGCGAGGAAGCGTTCATCGAACACGAACACACCATCGATGAGGACTACACCATTCAAACAGGATACAACGTTATCAGCGCCGGACCACTCACAGTTACCGGCGCAATCACAGTCCCTAGTGGCTCAACTTGGGTGATCGTCTAATGAGTACTTTAAATGTAAACAGTATTTCCAGCGAGTCTGGTAGCACCGTCACTATCGGCGGCTCCGGCGACACCGTAACGCTAGGTTCGGGAGCATCCTCATCAGGTTTTGGTGTAGCGGTTGCAGGTATCGTCGGCGTTTCAACCTTTACCTCATCCGGCACTTGGACAAAAGCAACCCGTGAAGCGGCGCTTGGCGTAACGATTAAACGAGTGATTGTTGAAGTGCAGGGCGGAGGCGGTGGTGGTGGTGGCTCATCTTCTACAAGTTATGGATCAGGTTCTGGGGGTGGTGGTGGATACACCAAAAAATTAATTGATGTTTCAAGCATATCATCAGCAACCATTACAGTTGGATCAGGAGGGACTGGCGGTACTAGTTCAAGCAATGGTGTTACTGGAGGAAACTCTAGTTGGGTTGACGGGACAAACACTTTAACTGGCGGTGGCGGTGTAGGCGGTACAGGAAACAGTGGATCAACATACACCAATGGAGGAGCGGGTGGAACGGCTTCTGGTGGTGATTTAAATATTGCAGGCTCAAGCGGGAAGAAACCTCTTTATGAGAGAGGAGATGGTGGTGGTTCATTTTTTAGCAGTACCACTCTTATTAGTTCTGGAAACACTCAAAACGCTGTTGGATACGGCGGCGGTGGAACAGGGTCAAAAGGGGTAGTCACTGCTGGTGCAAATGCATCTGATGGAATAGTAATAGTTACGGAGATAGCAGGATGAGTCATAAATACGCAATAGTAAAAGACAACGTAGTTCAGAACTTAGTCGAATGGGACGGTGTATCTGAATTTAATGTAGATGGTGAATTGATTGAAGCCAGCCATGATGCATGGATTGGC